TTCGGCAGCATACAATTCCAATCCTTTTTGCACTGAAGACTTCATAGTGTCAGGCATTAAGCCTACATAATCATCAATCGTTTTAAGCGTCTGCTTAAAAGTAGTAATGACTTCCTTTTCGTCTACTACAGGAGCAGCATTAGATACTACCTTCTTTTCAGCCGGTATCATTTTATCCAACAGCTCTTCTCCCAGAGTCAACAACTTCTCTCTGTCGGCTACGGTATATGCAGTTGCTGTGTTAGCAATCAAAGCATCTACTTTAGCTTCGCAGCAGAGGTTCTCATTTTTACTCATTTCATCCTCCTTTTTGTTAATATTAACATTCGAATTAATTGTTCTACGCATCATCGTAGTGTAATCTACGGTGCGGCGTACTTCTTCCGGTTCTCCTGAGATTTCAATTGTACTATCAATCTTAGTGTATCCCCGGCGATAGAGTGTGTTTGAATTAGTTTCACGATTCCTTACTCGATAAATAAAATCCGATTCAAATACTTCTTCCAAAAAATAAACCCTAGAATCAGTATCCATCGCATCTAATTGTGAACGTAAGGAATTGATTACTTCGGTATATCCTGTTGCATTATTAATTAAATTCACAGAATAACCCTTTTGCGATAGGTCTTTTATCGTTTTTTCTAAACCTTCCACATTTGTACCTCCTTTCTTTTCATTATTACGAATCCCACATCCATCAGTCCAACTACATGCACCTACACCTCCGGGCAATAAGGCTAGGTGATCAGGGCGATGATTGCGAGCAATTGCAATGTACTGTTCTCCGTTCCAATCTCCCGGTTCTGGTAAATTATCACTAAATACACCGACACTCACTTCAAGAGGCCTGCTTTGGCGTATATGTGCTAAAGCCAGAGGAGACTTTGCAGATAACTTCTGTACATCTAACCATGCTTCAGCTTTTAATTTTGAGCCTTCTACATGTGTATTGTAAACACGTCCTACACAACCCTCAATTATATTTGGAGAATTAGCAGATACGCCTTGTCCGTTTTCTTCTGGATGTTGTATAGTAATAGGGATGCCGTTCCATGCTTCAGGGAAATGTCCCAACTCGGCAATAGAATGAAACAACGGGCCTCCACTACCGCTATGTACTCCTTCTACCATCATCGTTACTGGAACCACTATGTATTGCCTCCCATCATGGGTTTCAGTTCGGATTTGATAAGTTGTTGCTTGTGTTATTAATTTGTCCATATCGTTAATTATTTATTCGTGGTAAAGCCATACATCTGCAATTATGAACTACAATCCCCTTAGCTATATATGACTCATCTTCTTCAACACTAAAATTATACAACGTACGTGGTTGTTTTAAAGTCCATCGTTTGATTGATTCTATTTCTAAATTAACAGAACCATATTCTCCTAAATGATTACACAATACTCTAGAAAGTTCTTCCTCTATTTGAGATAACTGCTGATTAATCCGAGTTCCTGAAAAACGAAACACATCCCACCCTTCATTTTCAATATTCTTTTGACGCTTATCATCATACACTTTATCCTGATGCCAGTAATCTCCATCACATTCAATGACAATATTTAATTCTGGTATAGCAAAATCAACATTATATCGTAAAATAGGATATTGAAAAACATAATTAACTCCTAACTTATCTAATAACTGAGCCATCCTTTGTTCTATCCAAGTCTGCTTACCACTCTTACGATGTTTTGCCATACGAGCATTTAATCGTTTTTCAGGATGATTGGTATATAAATCTTGCAATGCATTTTTAACCTTTTCTACAGTTATTGGATCATGCATTGGATTATTCTTTTTCATCCTAACAGAAGCAGCTTTTTTCAATTCAGACGTATTAGTTAAATGTCTTCCTAATTCTCGGATTTCTTTATTTTGTAATATCCAATTTTCTTCTTTTACTAATTCCCTAGTTCGTATGTTAGCTTGTTCTGTTATTTTAAATCGATCTCTAGTTCCTAATAAATATTCTCGATGCATTTGTTTAGTAGCTTTATTTGACATGTTTTGCCGATGCTCAGGATCGGCCCATTGCTTATCAGTGATATTTAAACTTAAACAAGTACGTGAGCAATACGTTCTAAAATACGGTATTTTAGCCCCACATCGTTTACATTCATTTGCTAATACTTTTACTTTATCTCCTTGTCTTAAACTCCCAGCATCTTTCCATGCAGAAAAAATATCATTTTGTCCGATTAATACAGGATGCTCCACAGTCATTGATAAATGTAAATCACCTTTGAATTTAAACCTAACCACCTCCGGCATTTGTTTTGGCGTATGTATTAAATGAGTAACTTTCCGAAACCTGTATTTATGTGTCAGTACTAAATCTCCTACTTTAATTTTACCAATCGGCTTCCATCCTTCTGAAGTATAAATAGGAATCTGTGGATCAATAAAACAATTCGGATGAAGAGGTATCATATTCATAATTTCATCTAAATTAAAAACCCGTCCTTCCATTGACATACACTCCTGACAAACCCTGTCATCTCCTACGGTTTGCCATTCAGCCCTAACAGTAACTCCTTCTACTCCCCAATTACGATACTCTTGTATTGTAGCTTGATGATGTGCTCGGATTACTTCCGTACGTGCTAAAGTTTCAGCTCTCCGTGAAGCTGGAATATATCTACCTAGACTATCTGTAATTCCTAACTCTCCAGCTCCTACCCCATTAATAGTAGCTACTAATTTACGAGCCAACAATCTAGGATTATCTCCATCGGCAATGCCTTGCGTCAATACTCTGCTAATCTGAGTATCCATTGCAGCGGTGATTCCTTTTAAATCACTATAAACTCGGCTATACAATAAACCCAACCTATCCATGTGAATTGGTGTTTGCAGCATACCTTCTACTCCAAGTGTATCTTCTCCTAAACGTCCTCCAGCTTTTTTAATTTCATATTGAGCTCGAATATAACCTTTTTTATAGCTATCCGTAATATATCTATCTGTCCACTGGTTTTCTATTCCTTGTCCCATTTGACGAATAACTCCTTCTTCTAAAATACCTCGATTAACTTGTATATTAAACCATTCCATGAAAGCCGTTACCTTATCCTGAGAACGTGGAAATGTAAAAGCCATACGTCCTGCTGGAGTCATTTGATATACCTGAGGATCTCGTAAACCAAAACAATCCCTTTCATCTACAGTAATCTTAACTACTTTTACCAACTCCTTAAACCTCCGACGCATCGCCATTACAAAGGCTCGTCGCAAAGTAATAGTCCTTGTAGGATCATATTGCCCTGTGGTGGCGTTTGTGATTATATGGTGTGAGCAAGTATGCATTATTCTTCCATTGGTATTATTTCTTCTGCTTCTTCAATTTCATTCTGTTCTGTTATTTCCATGTTATCAATCATCTCTTTAATTAATATGATTTGTTCTGGAGTCATACCTAATACGTATTCCAAAAAGGCATCTGGAGGTAAAATCATTTCAGCTCCTGGCTGACTCAAGTACTCTTTTATAGCTGTAGCACGAGTTTTTCCTATCTCTGCTAATTCTTTAGCGGACTTACCAAATAAATCACTCCACTGTACTTCATATTTTTCTACTTTTGGTAAAACACCAAATTCCATTAATCGATCTACCAGTTGACGAATAATAACCGGCTCGGCATATTCCAACCGACGATTAGTAATAATACTCAACCATGCATCTTCATCCTGATTACTACTTAGCTCTCCACGTTCGCTACCAGTGAGAATCCTCTTTGGTATGCCTGTGATGGCACTAATCATTTGTATTTGTATATCGACATGCTCTTTCGGTGAGGATACCTGCGTTCCCATTTCTTTCATTTCTACGCCTTCATTAAAAAGCATCCGACGTAAATTGTGCTCGTATTCGTTTATCTGAGTCTGAAGTTTATCTTCATCATCCGGACCCATTTGATAATCTTCCTTAACAACGGCCTGGTAGCCTGGTCTTGCCCCTCTCCAAAACATCTCAGCACTTCCTCCTACAATCTTTTCCAAGTCCTTTAAACGATTAAAAACGGCCTTTAAAGTAGGAATGCCTTTTACCTCGCTATCCAACAGCTCTACAGTTACATGAATTACCCGACTGTGATGAACCTGGACAGTTTGTCCCGTGGTAATATCTTCTCCATTATTAGCAGCAACATTAATATCATATATCTCAGGCAACCCATAACGAGGATCAGTAGCTGAGGTAACATATCGATTTATTTTCGCATTTTGTTGACTATATGGTTTTAAATAAACTACCTTACTATTAACAGCTACTTTATTCTTCATATCTGACAAAGTCTGCACATCACTAAATCCAATTACCATTACCGCATATTCTCCCAGACAAGCCAGTTTATCTAAACGCATAAATTTATGCTTGAATTTTAACTTCCTATCTAAATCAGCATAGGCTTTTTCAAATGGAGTAGTCTTATCATCATTCATTTCTAAAACCTGTAACTGTCCTTGCCAAGTTTTACTTACTGGACGATTAATAATTGCTTTAGCTACATCTTGTCGATCATACTGTGTAGCATAATCATTAAAATCCAAATCAGTCTTATATCCCAGAGCTTGATAAATATCCCGATCTCCTCCGTACTGATATCCCAACCTAGCAGCCAGGGCAGCTCTGTTGGACGCCTCTTGTAGCAATTGTATGGTATCTGCTGGTAATTTTTGTTCCATTTTATTTAATTATTGTTTCAACCGTTTCTAATTTTTGTGCGTTCTTCACTACGCCGTATGCTGTAACAGCTAATCCTAAAGCCATGATGATCAGTGTAATGGTTTGGATTAGTCTTTGTCTAGTTATAGAAAGGGCTCCTCTGGTTTTTTGTCTGGCATTTTGATATCCTTCTTTTTCTTTTTGAACGCCCTGACAAAATAAATTCTGTTGTGATTGAGCCGTTTCTAATTTGGTCATCCTATTATTGTGCTTGGTTGTCTGGTCTTCAATCCTAGCCAATGTGGCATCCGTGTATTTAAACTTATCATGGATATTATCAAAACTAGCATGTATGAGTTTTGTCTGTCCCTCGAATTTCTCCTTAATAGATTTGTCGATTGAGTGTTCAATGACACTAACAATTTCTTCAATTTTCAATTCCATAATTTATTTATTTTTATCTAAATATTGTTTTCCAGTTATCAAAAATACCACGAACGGAATTGAGAACATGAAAACAAGTCCTGTGCTTTTTGATGTTATGTCAATATAGGTAGCTAGTAATATAACCAGCAACGCCATTATTTTCGACCACGTCAATTCGATTAAAAACTTCATAATCAATTAAATTTAATTCCTTTTAAACTATCAACTATATCAACTACTTCAATCGGGCTTATCTTATAAGGATTAGGAAATATTTCCTTATTCCATGCGAAGTTACAAGCCGATGCTACCAATGAATAGCAAGTCCATTTCTTTCGATCAAGTGGCTGCTTCCTTCCGAACCACTTATGAAGGAATGAATTAAAAGCATACCTAAGCAGATCGAGATAAGCGTATGGCTCATGCACCTGATTATTCATAAACTCCCACAGCCTTACTTTCTGCATCTTAGTCATCATGGGTTGGATAACAAAATATATTGCTTTCTTATCATCCGCATAGTGTCCTCTGAAATCATTCCCATCAACACCAAACTTCAAAGCTCCTATTGCGTAACCGTCTTTAACTATATCGGCATGGTTAGGGCTTAGCTCAGTCTGTCTTTCGCCTAAAGTCCATTGAAACAACCTCTGGAAGCCTTGTATCGCACGTGCTAAGAAAGCCTGTGATCGAGTGAGTACAATGTATATCCCCTCAGTCGGCAACGATCTGTAGTCATCTACTCTTGTATATTGTTTTAGTGGTGGCATAATTTTTAATTAAATAATCTCCAAATACTTCCTATCATAACTACTAATGAAATCCAATATACAATACTTGCATTTCTTCTCATAAACCTATCCCAAAGACTTGAATTACCAAAGTAGAATAATTTGTTTCCTGCTGTTATATTGAATATCATATCAAAAATTAATGCTCTTAATGAGGTATAAAATATTAGCATCCAAATAAAATAATACAATTCTATTCGTGTCATATATGCAAATAACATCCATAAAGCTACCTGAACGGCTTCCATAATATGATGTGCCAATTGCTTTCCATTTGCCCTTAAACCGTCTCCTACGGCATCAAGAATGATTAAAATTGTTAATATAATTAGTATTGCTATCATATTTTCCTCCATCCTGCTGGGTATCCAGTTGGAGACCAAACATTATTATCAATTACACTTTCATAAGTGTTACCATTGAACAACACCTTATCTCCTTTCATATACGGATTAGTTGATCCTGGTTGTACCCACTCCGCTATATCAGGAACAGCATCAGGATCAACCCAAACTTTCCAAAGCGTAACAGCAACATCAGGAGTCCAATCCGATTGCGTTTGATGAGCTTGTATTACCTCATATTTTACACCTTCGTAAAATCTATAATCACCAACATTAACCTGTTCGTTTTGAATCCATTCTAAATCACCTGTATCTTCACGATAAAATGAGAATAAAGCAGGTATATCAATAGGATTATAGATAGTCATATTATGCGTTTGTCTACAAAGTAAAGTACCCCATTCGCTTACATAATAAATACCTTGAGTAACAGGCTCACCAATATTAGGTAGTCTTAATACTTCGCTTGTTTCTGTTATATTTATAAGATCATTTCTTATTGCATTATCAGCAATCTTAGATATTAGATTTTGTCTAAGCATATATAAACCTGTTTCATCATTCAGCACAGATTTAATCACGTGTCTTGCATCCACCCAATATTCAAAATTGCTATTTAGTTTTATAAATTCCATATCTATAAATTTACACCTGTTAAATCGTAAGCTGTTCCACCAAATCCCGTTAAAGTTGGTAAATTCCACCAAGCTACTTCATCACCTAATGCTTCACCGTTCATCCAAGCTATTTGATTAGCTGAAGAAGATACGTCTTTATGATAGACCCGTACGTCTTGAAGTTGACCATTAAAAAACACGGATACAGACGTGCCGGTAGAAGTATTACTAGCTCCTAAAATAAACTCATATTTATTTTCCATAGTTGCAAATGTTCCTGTAAATGCTGTGCCACCTGTGTTTTGCAGAACATTATCTATATAAAAATATATTTTAGAGTTAGTAATATCTACCCTTGCTAATACATGGTATTTAGTATTAATTGCTAATGTTATGTTATCACTAATCATCGCTTGTGTACTTGTTTGGAAAAAAAATAATAAATTCCCCGAACCAATAAAAAATCCATACCTGCCAGCAACGTTTCCAGCTACATTTTTTCCAAATATATACATATCAGTAGTAATGTCACTCCCCGTTGTAATATATCCACCAATACAAAAGTCTGTAGCTCCTGCATCAACAGCAACTTTAATATCCAAAGCTCCATTATTAGCTACATAAGCGTATTCATCAACCCCGTTAAATGATTGACCTGCTCCGTCTGCTAATCCCCCACCTCTGCGGTTGGTGAGTGTGTTTCCAACAGGCCAAACCACTGGACGAACCACTGACTTTACTACGCTATTTATTAAGTTTCCCATTATTTATACCAATCAAATCCAAATTTAACACTACCTGAGGTGAAATCTTGATCCTTTACTCCAGCTCTCCACTGAGTTCCTGGTCCTATGTCTCCAATCTCAACCCGGTCTCCTATCACAAATCCACCTGAACTGTAATAAAAGTCTTGCCAATCCAAATCCCCTGAGCACTTAAATTGTAAAGTAACTGTTATTACTGCATCAGCAGCTCCGGAACTATCTTCAATATCTGTATTACGAATACTAAAAAACAATCTACTAATACCGGATTTTCTAGGATTGACTATGTTAGTCCAATACCCAGCAGCTCCGGGAGCAGTATCTACTACTGCATACTCGTAATTCCTATTTGTTGATTTTGCATTTGCCATAATATTCTGTATTAATTATTATCTTACTTTAACTATCTTTTTATTTACTAACTTAGCATAAGCTCCTGAGCTGGCATCTGTTTGGTCTTTATAAGTACTGAATGGAAAATTACTGAGCTCATCAATATACTTCTGATTCCACTCTCCCTTTAATAACAGCACATTCCCATTATTGACTTGAACTGAGAATGGATCTGCCCGATATACTTTATCTCCTGTTGGACGGTCGGCATATACTCGGTAACCTCTTAAATTCTTAATTGTACTCTGGGCACTCTCTTTTCCTCCTGATCCTGGCTCCTGCTCTATATAAACGGAATAAGGAACTGGAGTAGCTCTTTGTCCTGAGAATTCCTGACTATCCAACCAAGCAGCATCCTTTATAATAGCTTCTCTCTTTTCAGCTGACCATTGTCCTCTTATAATATCGGTAATGATAATTTTGTTATTCTGTAAACGACTCATCTTAGCTCCTACCGTATAAGCCCCACTCCCATCTGTCCCTGCTTTATCCCAATATCTAACAGTCTCTTCAAAACTAATAGGAGCCGGGAGGGTATTTATCACCAACAATCGATCTACCTTAAACATTCCACCTTCTGGGGGAGTCGGTTTTTGTCCTACTTGTCCACTGAACCCATATTGGCCTAAATCAACTTCCATATCTTGCATCACCGACCAGGGCATCCTAACAGGATCCAGCAAGTTGTCTGTATAAAATTGTTTTAGGCTTTTGGGTTGAAGTTGTTCCTCGTAGTTTTTGATCTCCCCAGGAAGGCAGATATGTAATACCTTTTTATCTTTCTTAGCTAATAAATGTCCAGTTGGGTCGTTCTCGTGCAAACGCTGCATTATCATTATCGTAACAGAAACCTTCTTATCTGTCTTACGAGTAGATAAGGTTTGATCCATATAATCATTAGCTGTCTTAAGTCCTCCTTCACTAAATGCTCGTTTCGGATCAATCAAGTCATCTACTATTATAATGTGAGCATGAAATCCAATAATCCGACTTCCCACTGAAGTACTTACTCTACCACCCCCTGATTTTGTCCTAGGAGCACGGCCTACAGAGACATAATCTTTTTTAACCACCCTGAAGTTTGATTTTGTATCTTTGACCTG